GTATATTTAGATACATCTTCCTCACCCTCAAACGGTGTAAGATATCCTTTTTCAATAAGCTTTGTACCAAGCTCTACTAGGTTTGTAGGTCTACCACCTTTTTTTCCTGAATCTTCTTCTTTTTCCTCATTGGTCTTAGGTTTAAGGAGATCTTCTATTTCCTTTTCTTCTTCTAGAGTTTTTCTTACAACTCCTTTGGCTGCTGCATCGACATCTGCTTCCTTTTCTTCATCAGTCTTTTCAATGAGCATCTTATCAATATCAACCTTTGGGTTTCTACTGAATAAGCTTTGTTTACTTTCAGGCACCATGACATTTTCTGCCCCGGGTGTACCTAACAATTCATCAAGGGATATATCCGCTTGACTTACTGTTGTGTTATCTTTAGTTTCTGACATATAGTTGGTTTTTTGTTGGTTTAATTTTTGTGTCTTAATATAATATAGCAAAAATATAGAAATAAACTTTATAAATGTGAAACTATCTTAAAGGCTCTATTAAATATTTTGCATAATATGGCTATAAGCTATTTCTTCTTCTTTGTGTCTTTCTTCTTAGCATCAAATTTATTCTTATTTTCCCTGGCTATCTCTAGATCAGTATTCTTCATCCGCAGCTGTGCTGCTAATTTTTCTCTTTCAATCTGAGCTTTTTCTCTATCATTAGTCATTCTGTTAGACTCTTTACTATTTTGTAAATTCATGGACTGTTGAAATTCATCTGATTTTTTAATTTCATCCAAGGCATCCAAATAATCTGATTGCTGATTAGCATTGATATCCTGCATAGCGCCATAGCCGGCAGACTTAATCTCAGCAATAAGAATATCTTTTCTTCTATCCTTCTCTTTTTCTTGCATATCATGATCAAGTTGCATTTGCTTTTCTTGAATACGAGTCTGCATTTCTTGCTCCTGCATTTCTTGCTGATGCTGTTGTTCTTCTTGTGTTTTTTTGTTGGCTTTTCTTTCTATACTTTTTAAACTATTGGTTAATTCACCTACAGACTCTGTTTGCATAATAGTTCCTAGATCATAAATGGTAGCACCGGCAGTGTTATTAGTGAAGGCTAATTGTTTCATTTGTTCAAGAATAGCTCTTTGATTAGCCTTAGTTGTAGCAAAGACATTTAAGTCACGCAACAATAAGTCAGTACCATTCATCTCAAAATTAACCTTTTCATCTGCAGAAGTCATGTATTGAAGTCTAAGAGATGGTTTTCTAGAGTTATAGAACATTGCTAAGTCAGTTCTCATTTGATGCACACGCGGCATTAAATAATCTGAGTGATTGATAAAGAAGTTTTCTGTTTGTGCAAAAGATCCTACCATAGCTTGTTCTACTCCTTTAGCTGTATCTATCTGACCCATCTGTTGACCTAATCTTTGTGGTGTAATTCCTATTACTTCAAAGCATTGTTGCTTGAAATAATTAGCCATTTGGATCCTAGACATCATACGGTTAGTCTGCTCTAAGTTCATTACCTGGAAAGGATTCTGAGAGATTGAGTTTTCTGTATTAGCAATAGATGTATCTAAAGGTAAGATCTGAAAATTCTTCATTGCTACATAAGCCTTGGCAAAGTTGTTCTTACCCCAGTCTTCTCCTAATGAGCGCTTAGGTAATGCATTCTGATCTAACATGATTACTGTGCCAAGCTCGTCAATAAGGATATCAGCAATCTGATTGTTTACAATATTGTACCCGATCTGGAAAGGCTTCATTAAGTCAACCATAGAAGTTGATCTTGTATTTCTGTCATTGAATACAGCTCCCTCTACAGGAAGTTTACATCCATAAAGAGTGTTCTCACCTTTGAACTGAAACTTTAAAGGCCCTAATCTATTTTGATCAATACCTAAGTACATTGGATTTACTCCTCCTGGATTATTCATACCCCAGAAACTTGGATGATTGGGTCCAATCTTTACACCGCCCCAAACCTGGTTGATCCAGATCCAGTCAATGTGCTCACCAAAGATCAAGTTATCTTTAGATTTGTTTTTGATTAAAGTTGTATCATAGATAGCCTTGTCTGTAACAACATAATCTTCTCCAATGATGTCGGTAACTACTTCACCATTATCACTGATCTTGGTTAAGTGACCTACTTTTCTTTGAGATTTCCAATAAGCTGTAGTTACGCGTAGTAAGAAAGCTGCACCCATAGGCGCGTAGTCTTCTCCTTCAGCCATGATCCAATTAATAATATCACCACCATTATACACAAAGTTATCATACATAGATGTAAACTGTCTGTAGGCTAAGGACGGCATATTAGTATTCCATTCATGAGACTTGGTAGCATCATAGTAAGATCCATCATTCTGGTAACCCTGTAAAGGATAACCGGCAGATCTTACAGGATAGATAGCTTCAATAGATTCTAATTGTTCTTGAGTCATCACATATCCGTACTTATCAATAACATCAGCAATGGTCATCATCTCAATTCTACCTACCCAATTACCTTGAGAGATATAACGAGCCTCTGCAGATTTATGATAGAAAGTAGTAACCGGATTCCATAACTCAATATCATAATCATCTTCCATCATCTTCATGTGCCAGAACTCGCGATCGGTAATAAGCATATCACGGAAACCTCTTTCCTCTAGCTCATCCATCTTAAAGCGCTCTTCATCAACTTTGGTCTGATGCATCGCCCATTGCTCAACCATAGATCTATAATCTTTATCAAAGAAAGTCTGAATCTCAGGAAGTGTTTTTAAATTCTCAGGAGACATTTGTTGCTCCATTTGTTGTTGAACCTCTGGATCCTCAGGATCCATACCTTGTTCAAGCAACTTGGCCAGCATCTTTTGTTCTGCTTGTTGAAAAAGAACTTGTTCAACTTGAGATCTCTTTTGTTCTAATTGTTCATTGTATGAATACTCATCTTTAGCTTGAAAAGTAATCTTAGTATTTCTTTTAGCAAACTCTGCTGTGAGAACATTAATAACATTTGGGATAATAGGATAGAACTTTAATTCTAGAACTGTAGGATCTTCTTTCATTAAGGTATCCACAAGATCTCGCATTTCATTCTGTTCTTCAACCATGTAGTCACCACGGTCAATAACTCCCTTAGCTAACTTATAGTTCTTCATAAGTCTACGGGCATTTCTACGGATTTGCTTAAGACCATTCCACTCAAGCCAATCTAAGTTCCAAGCAGTCCATTCTTGGTCTTTTTCTTTCTTTGGTAAAAACTGTAAAGGTTGAGTTATAGAACCCATCCTGTTATACTCAGCTTTTTTGCCAGACTTCATTTGTAATGCGTTTAATACTTGCATAGCTATTATTTTATGTTTTTAAATGGGTTTCTTGGAGGTCTTTTATCCAAAGAACTTTGACCCATCCCAATATGTCGGAATGGGCTATTAGTAAATTTATATAAATTTTCTGACTTTTGCAAGTCTTTTTTGTCTGTTGTGTCTAATCTTTTTCTAACACCTCTATTTGCTTCTTGAACTTTTGCAAAAGCTATGAGAGCTCCTAGTGCAATTAATCTATCTACATTGAGTCCTTCCCTGTATTGTTGCATCTCAACCATAACCATCTTATCAGGAATTCTCTCAATACCATAAACTACTTTAACTACCTTACCTTCATCTGTGGTTACTTCTTCTAAAACTTCTTTACAAAAGTCTATTAGGTAAGGTAAGATGTGGGCCCGGAATATTGTTCCAGTATTTCTCCATCCATACTCCTGGTGATAAGTTTGAACATTATCAATGTCTTTTCTGAAAGTAATCTGACTCTTGGGAACTAAATACTTTTGTTTTTTTTGCTTGATCATGTGAGTTATAAAGCCTGGGACGTTGCTCTCAACAAGGGTCCAGGCATTATACCATTCAATCATGTTCTCTAATCTTTTATGAGTCTCATTGATATCATCAAATCTTCCACACCAGCTGGCTACAATTTTATCTTGTTCTATGTATGTAGATACATCTACACCATCTTGTCTAGTTACTTCAATAGGAATTTTATAAATAAATATTGAACATAAAGATTCTGAAGTTGTAGTTTTACCTTGTGATACTGGATCTATAGATGCATAGTATGTACCCCACTCAGCCTTTAAATCTGGTTTTTCATACATTACAATTACACCACTTTTATCTTCAGCATTCTTCTCTACTGGAAACTTTGATACAGGAAGCTTTTTACTTTTTTCTATAACCCATACACCTTGGGCATTTCTAGATAAATCTATAAATTCTGTATGGTATTCTTTATCTTCAATCCTTCTCTTCTGGGCAGCAACTAAATGACTAGGAAATAAGGATACACTTCTTGTTGCAAAGGCCTCTTCAATATTGCGCGGATGCTGAGATACTTCTAATTGATAATCCTCAGGTGCTAAATCTTTTTTAATTTTAGCAAAATATTCATCAAGCATTACAAGAGCCTTTTCTACTTCAGAGTTACCAAACTTATCTACACAAGGTGGCATTGACCACTGCTCTGGAATAAATAAACCAGTTCTTCCTACCGTCCCTCTGTCATCTAGAAGATTAGAGTTAACATAAAATATCTCATTAGCCTCAGGAGTCTGAATCATTTTTCTTAAAGGCTCACACTGCTCCAAGTCACCCACAGATCCGGCCGCTATGAAAGTACCAGTTGTGATCATACCTGATTTCAAGGCAGGCTTCATGTATCCAAAAGTAAACATCATGTCTGGAGCAATCCCAGCTTCTTCATGAAAGAAATAAGTACAGGGTCCACCTACACCGGCTGTTGGATCTTGCTCAAAGGATGTTCCTTTGATAACACCTTTTAAACCTCTTAAGGTTTTTCTTGTAGTTCCTGGAATAGTTGTCTCAATTTGTTGTTGCCAGTCTAGAACCTTACCTGGATTCATAGGCCGGTACCAAGCTGTATTCTCATCTAAGAAGTTTCTATACTCTGCTAAAAATCTCCAAGTATCTTGTACATAAGCTTTAAGACTCGCTCCCATTTTTAGAATAGGAGTTTGTTCAAACCAGATCTGGTTAATAAGTTTAGCTGCATGAAAATACGAAGAGGCTATCTGCCGTTTCTTAAGAATAGCAGCATGCTTATAAAACAGTTCAGCTAAGATCTCATAAAGAGCTAAGTGATATTGAGCATCGCGTATATCAGGGAAAGCAAACTTTCTTATCTCCTTGTTGTTGATAGGTAGGAAGTTTATCCACATGTAGTACTCACGCGTAAGATACCAGAGCTTTTCTTTATTCTTAAAGATCACACCTTTTCTACATCGCGCATTCATCTCATCCCAATAAGTAATATAATCTTTACTTCTCACAGGAGCTGGTGTATAAAATCCTTGCGCGTTATACTTAGTAGCTTCTTCATTAAATATGAAAGATGTTTCATCAAAATCATATTTACCTGGTTCTTTAAATACAGATAAAACTAGATCTCTAAATTCTTCTCTAGTATCAAAACTAGTAGTAGTCCAAACACCATTATCCCATGTGGGAATATCTGTATAAAAAAACTTATCCATTTACTTAGACAAAGCTACAAATTCATTTATTTTTTTGATATCACCCTCGTGGGTTATTATAAGCTCTTCTAAAGTTTTTTGAGATTTACTTTTTAAAACATCTTTGGCAACTAACTTACCATTAAAGTAATCACTTACTTGCTCTCTTTTGATAGCAGACCACAATCCTGTATAAGGATTATAGTGAAATAACCAGTTGTGTAATTCTTCCATATTATTATTTTTGATCATAAGCTAATTCTCCACCACCGCGAGTTCTTGTTTGTTGTTCTTCTTGAAGATCTTTATAAGCTCCTTTAAATGAGTTACGGATTCCATCAAAGTTCTTAGCAGCACTCACCAAGGAGTTGATGTTTCCATCCCGTCCATGAGATACAGGAGTCTTCTCCATGTAACTTGCTAATCTATCTAGCATAGCACTGATACCTCTAAAGGCTCTGACTGTAGGTGTTTCATACATTAGTGTGCACTTGTTTAAGGCTGTAAGTATTATCTCTTCTTCTGTAGTGAATTCTGCGCGAATATCTTGCAAAATAATATACTCCTTCTCATCAATAGGCATATTAAAGTATGGATTAATTTCAGGATTAGGACAGGTCATGTAAAACAAATACGCGTATATGCTTAGATGTTGATCTGGATGTGTATCCATAATGTCTTTAAGAAATCCTAAAGTATAACAATGTTCTGTAGGGATAATCTTCCCATTTTGTAAATCAAATAGCTTTATCATCTTTGTTGGTTTTAATCTCTTCACAGAAGAGTTTCTTTTCTTGTGATTCATCAAATAAAGGATGAGGTATAAAAGTAACTGTTATATTTTCACCCTTTATTGTTACAGCTTTTTTCTTTTCAAAGAAAGCCTTATGTTGATATTCATCTTCACTCATAGTCATCTCTTTCTAAATTTAATATGAATACCTACAAACAGTATAGTAATATACATATCACTATAATCAGTCCATGGAAAACCTACTCCTACACATAGGCCAGGAAAGGTTGTAAAAGTTATCTTAGGTATTCTCATTTTGGGTTATTTTTAAGGTGATCAATCATAGCTATTACTTCTGATTTCAAATAAGGCACCTCATAAGGAACTACAGTCTTCACAATAGGATTTCCGGAAGTATCTTTTTTTACAATAGGGTAACCAAACTCATCCTCACCATCCTTCTCAAATATAACATGATGAAGCATTTGCTTTCCAACTTTATACTGAGGATTATGTTTAAGAATAATATACATATAGGTACTTAATTGTAAAGCATAATGGTTAAAGTTACAATCATCTAGATGAGATAAAGGCCCAGTCATCTTCTGAGACTTACCCTCCCAGTTTACAAAACTATTCTTTTTGATCTCTTTATTAGTTTTGTAATCAATAACATCTACTACACCTTTTACTACTTCAACTCTATCTGATTGTCCACACACACCTGCTGACTTCAAATATACAAAATGTTCAGGATAAATCCCTTCTGTCAATCTTTGGTTAGGTGCATATTTAATTCCACCTTCCCAAATTGGTTTAATAATAGCAACAGCTACACCCGATCTCTGAATAGTATCAATGCTTGTAATGTCTGCTTCTCTCTCATCATGATACCATGAACCGGCTGTTACTGCACGATCACCTTCACCTGACCAGATCTCTTGAATCTTTTTAGGATCTATACCAAACCACTTAGAATTTTTATTTTTAGATGACTTAATAGATTGGGCAACAGGATCAAACTTTTGCTTGAACTGTCCTACAAAACTAGTTACGCTTACCCAGTCTATCCTTTCATTAGGATCTAAGCTCTGATATTTGTGATTTCCCGCTGTGAATGTTACTGACATGTTGAGTTAATTTTTGAGTTGATATTGTTTTTATAAGGATCTTTGCAAAATTATGCTCATAGTTCTACAGCTTTCCATTTAGGCCCATCAGGATGCGGGCATTCAGAATCCATAGATCTTAATTTCATAGCTAAGCTACAACCACAAACACCACAACAAGGTTGAGTACCAGTGATTACACATTTTGATCCTTGTGGATCTAGTTCTGGGCAAGTACTGCAGATCTTCATTCTTTTATTATGAATCTTCTCTACAGGTTCCTTCTTGATCAGACTGTTTAGAAAGCCCTCCCATATCAGGGCTTTGTTCTTCCATATTGTTTTTATTTTTTCTAGCATCTCTTATTACTTTAAATTTTTCTTCTCTCTCTTGTACTAAACTCTTAATCTTCTCAAGCTTTTCTATTCTGTCTGTAAGATCCATCTTCATCCTGTAACCTGCAAACTTTCCTTCAACTCTAAGAATTGTAGCTTTATGTTTTTCTACAGTATCTGCAATCGTCCAATGCTTTACTCTAAAGGTACCAAAGTTTTGAATTCTTATCTCACCATAGGTTAATTCAGACATGTGCTTTCTTATGTTCTCCCAATAGAAATTAACTAAATTATTTATTAAGTCTTCTGGTAGATTTAACTCTTCAGCAGTAGGTTTTTTAAAGTCTTTAGCTTTCTTGGGTATCAAGATGAAACATTTTAAAGTTTAACAATACATTCCCTTCTGTTTGTACACTTAGTTCTGAGTTTAACTCTATAATTTTGCTATGACCAAAACCTTCCCTGTTTATGATATTGTAATTCCTCATCTTGGCAATACAATTTCTTACAGTCTGAGGAGTTTTGAATATAACCTTTTTGTAGGTTAAGGTTGATTCCTTATCCCTCTCTTCTGGATCACAACAAGCATTACAAAAATCAGAAAGCTCAGCTTTCTTGTTAAGACCAAGCACAGTAAGACAACTTAAGTCAGATTCAGTAATTATGATCTTGTGAATATAGCAGTATATCACTATCTGAAACCTAATAATTTCTTCTAGAGACATGCTTACTTTTTTGTCCACTACATTAAATTTAGCCATGTTGGTTTGTTTTGACTATTATGATTTCTTTAGTTTTCTTTCTTTAGTTTCTTCAGGTTCTTCAGGTTCTTCTGGCGGGTTTGCCATCTGTGCTTGACGTATAATCATCTCCATCCTCTTGGCGCGAGATTGCTCAATGTCAGCCATTAGTTTTTCATACTCAGCTTGTGCAGTGAGTAATTCAGTTTGTAATCTGTAAAAGTTTAATGCTTTGATGCGGTTAGCTTCTAGCTGTTCTGATGTTAGTTTTTCAGCTTGAGGCTCGGTGTTGGTTTCTTTTGCCATAGTATATGTTTTAAATTTAAACAAATATACTATTAAAGTTTAAACTTACCAAATTTATACTTTAAAAGTTTAACTCCTATCTTTTAGATAATATCAGAATGCCTGTGAGTGCAGCTGTTGAACCAAACAGCCATTTTCTATGTTTCTTTAATTTTGTTACATCTTTCTCTAGCTTAGCAATCTTTATAGAATCTAAGACCATTACCTGGGCTTGACTATCCATGATTATGCTATCTGTATAAATAATGTCTCTAAGATCTTTAATATAAATACTATCTTTTGAAATGATTGAATCACATGTGCTTACAACCATAGGTAGAATGCTATCACAAGGAATAGAGTCATGTTGGATTATAGTTTTAATCTTAGTTCTCCACTTAGTTATGTACTCTAGTCTTACAGAGTCATTACTATTAGCTACAAGCTTTAAGCTATCGGCTATTCTATTTTGATTTCTTATAGTTGTCTTTAGACTATCTTTAAGATGATCAGTTTCTACAGCTTCAGTATCATCACACTGTCTGGTTAATAGGCCAAACATTATAACAACAGCTGTTATAAGAATCATTTTGACTTTGTCAAAAGAATATTTTTTTTCTGTCATTACTTCTTAAGCATTTTAATAAAGAGCCTGAACATACTTTGTCCAGTTATTTTTTCTATATTTTCATCTATACTAAGTAACTCACTATAAACAATATAGCCAGCTATAATCTTGGTAGCAGGAACGTCTGGAAAAAACTGTCTTTGTATAACATGTGATACTAGTACAGCTACACCATATATTATAAACTTAGGAAATACAGCTCTGAATTTTCTTGATGTTATAGGCTCCCCTTGTTTATAAGCAGCAGTCATTGCAGCTATGGTATCCATAGTAACAAAGAATCCTACTAATAATAGTATACTATAAACTGGTTGAAAATAAACTACAAGTGATCCTAGTAATGCTAATAAGTGTTGCTTAATTGTTCCCATTTTCTTCTTCTGTATTGTGCTTTTTATTAATCCACTTATCTACAGAGGCTATACCAAAACAAGCTATTGTTATAACTTGGAATGAGTTGAAGATAAACTCATTAACCAGTAAAGGTTTATTAGCTATTCCTGTGCCTATATCTACAAAGGCAAAAAGGATCATTACTATAAAGGCTATAAAACCTACTACTGCTTTTTCATTGATGCTGTTGTTGTCATCAAACATTGTCCAAAACTTTTTCATTTTTCTTTTTTTTTAGTTGTTATTTTTTAGCACCATCTTGTGTGGCATATTTTATTCCCATGATTGTTCCTACTATTGAAAAAGCATTAGTCAACAAAACACTAAACATATTGCTCCAAGTTGAACCAATTATCTGTGTGTCTTGCTTTGTTATAATAGCTACCCAGTATAATATTGTTGTTACAACTCCAACTCCAACTATAACAGCCAATGCAACTCTAACAATTATTTTTATTAGCTCACTTTGGCTTTTTTTCATCATCACATCTAAGTCATTTAAAGCTGCATCCTTCTCTATCTCTATTGCATTCTTAAGTTTTTGAGAGTTTTCCAACTCTACTGTTAAAGTCTTTGTAAGCTCATCTATTTTTTTCTTATTGTTTACAGACTCAGTAATATCAGTTGCAATCTTAACTACATCGGTAATATTTCCTTTGCTGTCAAGTACAGGATTGTAAGATGCTTGTAAGTAAATAGTAGAGCCATCTACTTTTTTTCTTTCAAATACTCCATCAAAGTACTTACCCTTTCTTAGACTTTCCCAAAACTTAGCATACTCATCAGATTTAGAATACTCATAGCTTACAAAAATACTGTGGTGCTTGCCAATGACTTTATTTTTCTCATTAGCTTTAAAGCCCATTGTTTGTAAAAATATAGAATTGACATCTGTTATAAAACCTTCAGTATTAAAACTAATAAGAGCTGTACTTCTGTTGATTGCATCTATTTGTTTCTTGCTGTTGACAATTAAACTAATGTCAGTGGCAATCTTCATTATCTTGGTGATCTTATTATCCTCATCAAAAATAGGATTATAAGTTGCTTGAAGATTGATAAGACTTCCATCTTTTTTTCTTCTCTCAAACTCCCCTTGATAATACTTGCCACTTCTTAAGATGTCCCAAAACTTTTCATATTCAAGTGATCTTGCATAATCTTCACATACAAAAATACTATGGTGTTTACCAATAATTTCTTGATGATTACCCTTACCATAACCCATTGCTTCTAGGAAGATGTCATTGACCCCTGTTATAACTCCAGTAAGGTCAAAGTAAATTATAGCATTGCTTCTGTTTATTGCTTCAAGCCTGCTTAATAACTCTTCTTTAGATAGGTTTTTCATTTATTAGAACTCTTTTAGTAAAGTGTATGTAAAAAACTTTTGCTTACTAGACTCAGCAGCAAACAATATTTTAGCAAAGTCTGCTGGATTGTTAAGTACTTGACAACCGGCTGACCACTTGTCTATAAGCTTAGAAGTAAACTTCTCATTAGCTCTGTGGATGTTTATACCAAACAAGCCTTTGTCTATAGTAGCTGTTTCTTCAGCTTTGTCATCAAGATTTTTGTCACGGAATACCTCAACCGGTTTAACTTGACAAAAAGCTTTGTACTTTCCTTGGTGCATACCTATAGACCAAGTATCTTTATACTGGTTAGCTTTAAGTAATGCAGTACCTTTTGGATTAAGCAAGTTCTTTAACCAATGTGTACCTGGGTTAGTAGTGCATGTAAACCATTCTACTTTATCACCATATACCATACCAAACAAGTCATCAAACTGGTTAGGTAAGTTGGCTGTAGATCTAATGCCTACAAAGTGAAATGGATGCCATTGGTAATTGTGCTTAGCAAATTCTGCTTTTAGTTCTTCTATTGTGTATTTTTTCATAATATATTGTTTTTATTATTATCTACTTACTTCCTCCCAGTCTAATGAAACATATGCTCCAAGAGTTCCTCCTGTTGCATCTATTGCTACTTCAACAATAAGTTCATAAGGGGTTGATGTAAAACTATTTCTTTCTAACTGTGTACTAAATAAGGCTTCTTTTAATATGTTAATACTAGGAGATCCTTGGTTTGAAGAGTTTACATAACCCTGAGCTAAAACCCTACCACCTAAAGCAGATGTTCCTGTAAGATTATATTCTACAGATGAATCAGGACCTGCTGTTAGCCAAGATCCACCAGTTATAGTACCAGCTTGCACAATTCTCCAAGCATAGTTTTTACCATTACCTAATCCTAATATTGATGCTGCAGTAATTATAACTACAGCATCTAAAGCTGTTGTTTTTAATCTAAGAGCTGTTATTGGATAATATGTTCCAGCAACTGCAAATGTTCTTGGTGCAGTAATAGAAGTTCCTATTGCTTGTTGTGCACCTCTTAGTTCATAACCTCCTTCAGAAATAGCAGTAGAACAAACTTGTTTAAGTGTACTTGCATTTGCTGTTACTCCTGTGTTTGTTATTTCATATCTTAAAGGTAAAGAAGCAGTTGTAATGTAAGTTGAGGTAATAAGGTTAGCATGGTTGAATCTGTGGCAAAGTATAAAATTACCATCTATTACAAAGCCTAATCTTACAGTTCCTTCACCTAACCACTCAATATCCATAAAGAGAATCTGAGCTTTAGTGATGTCTAATATAACGCCAGATGGGCCGGTGCCATCCATTTTGTCTACACTCCAGGCTGATTGGTTTACAACAGTTTCTGTAACAACTCCTGTAACTAAGCTTCTTTCTACAAAGCTTAAAGTACTATTGTTTAACTGAATGTATATTCCATTTTGTGTACCAAAATAACCTACTCTTTGTCTAAGGTTAGTTTGAGCAGGAGCCATTACAAATGTGTTAAACACTAGTAAAGACTTACCTGGCTGATAAGAAAATACTTTTGTAGTTTCTCTTAATACTTCTGAGGCATTAGTAGTATTTACATTTAAGTTTACTAAACCTTCATTTGCACTAAAGACTGCTGCACCACCACTGTTTGTAGCTGTATTCCATAAACCATTGTCTCTGTATCTGTGTGAAGAGTCAAATAAGGTTAATGGGTTTGATACTCTCTGTCTACCAAATGCATCTGTAGTCATTGGATTAGCACCTATGTTTACATTAACTATTTGGTCTGATGGTAATACAACAGGTGTACTTTGAGCTGAGGTCTTTTGACCTAGAGTGTTTATTCTATTTGTAAAGGTAGTATCAGCTAATCTTGTTGATAAAGCTACATCAAGATTAGATGTGTCTCCATCAATAGTAGTAAGCAGGTTCTTTATAAGAAGTTGTGTAGCTTCTTTATTAAGAGTAGAAAGTGCAACATCTAGATTAGATGTATCCCCATCTATTGTAGTAAGTAAGTTTTTAATTAGTAACTGTGTAGCCTCAGCATTTCTGGTAGAAAGATTTACATCAACAGAGTTATCAATAGATGTAAGTAAAGCAACCATTTGAGCTAAATGGAAATCTGGATTAAGGTATACTACAGGACCTACAGGTATTACTGCGTTACCTTGAGCATCATAATATATAGGAGGATCAAATGTAGTTCCATTCCATATTCTTACTTCAAGATATACTGGACAGTTTGCAGGACATCCTGTACCACCTTGATCTTCTACCAGGGTTTGAATAAAATTTTGACCATTTTGTAAAGCAGCAAGTATACTTAATAAAGTACCTCCTGATGTTGTACAACAGTCTTTTATTCCTCCAAGTAATTGTAGATTACTTAGTTGGTAGGGAAAGTTATTTCTCTTGTTACCATTATCATTTAAGTTTCCTATGCTCATAATTGTATGCTTTAAACTATTGTTACATTTGCTCCTATACCATTCACAAATATAGTTCCAAAACCATTTACAGTTACTGGTGAACTATTATCAATTCCTAAGCTTCCTTGCAGTACAGTGCAATTGTATATTGAACAACCTGGGCCAATCTCCTCTATTGTTGGACTGATTCCTGATGTATCTACACCATCAAATACACAATTTGAGATAATAGAATTATCACCTACTTGTTCTATAGAATTGAAAGAGCTTAGTTTTGCTATTATTACTGTTAAGAAATCGGAAACTAACCTATTAGCAAATCTTGAATTTATAATGGTTAAAGTATTAGGAGTAAATGTTGGACTAGCATTAAATACAGTAAGAGCTCCAACTACAGCTTCCAATATAGTTATGTTGCCTGCTGTAGATAGGGTTAATTGATTTATTTGTCCATTCTGCATTGAGAATGATGATTGTATGCCACCAACATTTGATATTGAAACAACTGATCCAAAAAAGTTTCCTCTTGCCTGGAGTGTTACACCTCCGTTTAAATTTCCATTTGCTGTAATGATTTGATTAAAGAAAAAAGAAGCCCCAATAATGATAACTGCTCCTGCAGAACTTGTTGAGCCTTGACTTGTAGTTCTTATATCTGCAAATACAATAAAATTATTGGTGTTGAGTGCACCAATGGTTGCGGCAGTTCTTACCTCTCCGCCACTACCTGTTGTATTGCTTACATTAGTTATAGAAGTGTTTATATTTCCTAACTGGACATTATTAAGGTTCATAGACACAGATCCTGAACTTCCTGTAGGACCTGTTGCATTAGTACTTATTGTTCCAATTCTTACATCTGTTATAATAACACCTGCAGTAGTTTGACCCACATTAAATCCATTACCTGTTGCATTTGTAGCAATAATATTTCCAAGGATAGAGGACTGAAGGTTTATCCCTTTTATTAAGACAAACCGATTATAGTTTGCTGTAAGTGTAAGATTACCTACTGTTGCTGCTGTAGTATTTCCAACTAGTATGACAACGGTATTTGTTCCACCTAAAGATACTTGTAAAGCATTAGCTGCATCATAAGCTGTTTGAAAAGTAGTATACACATTACTTGGAATACCTCCCATTCTAACAGCATCTGAAGAATCTCGTACTAAGTATACATATCTTACTATTGGTAAACTAGTTCCTGTACCACCTTGTATTAAAGTCCCCATGTTATACTATAGTTATAATTAATAAATCAGTACCTGTACCATTATAAGTAATAGCTCCTAGAGTATCGTTAAGAGATGCTGCATCAAAGTTTATTGTTTCTCCCGGAAGAAGGTTTGCTCCTAGTACTACACCATTGGCTCCACCAGCATTTCTGATAGATACAGATCTTTTACCTGCAGTAACAGTTCCACTAGCAGATGTTCTAAACATTGCTGGAGTTCTTGCTGTAGGAGTATTTATTGATGTAACTTGTAACAATATGTCATTAAGAACATACTGTGGGTTTACATATACTAATGGACCTACCGGAATTACAACAGCTCCATTAGCATCATAATAAGTAATTGTAAAGCCTATACCATTCCACACACTTACTTCAGAATAAGTTGGACAGTTTGTAGGACAGCCTACTCCACCTTGATCAATAACTAAGTTATTGAAGAAAAGAGATCCCCCTTGTATAGCAGCTAGCACTTGTTGTAAAGTAGCTTCAGTAGCTGCTGTAGGGCAGCATCCACTACTACTAGAAGATATCTGTCCTAACAATTCAAGGACAGCTCTCTGATAAGGAAAGTTATTACCTTTATTACCTTGGTCTTTTAAATTTCCTACACTCATAATTACTTGCTGTTTATAAGATTAACAAATGCAGCTACTATTGCCTTCTCTTCAGAAGAAAAAGATTCAGTGTCTACAACTTTATTAGATACCCCAGTCTTGCTAGCCTCTGCATTAAAGTTTGTATTAGTAAGGCTAAAATTTGTACTGTTTGTGCCTTCTGCTTTTATTTCTAATGTATTGATTGATATTTTCATTGTTTTATTTTTAAATGTTAAAATCCTATGTCTGTCATGTTTGTATTGGTAAGCTCACCTATTGATTGATCTGGTGAACCTGTACCCAAACTATTACCTATAGTAGCATCCATTGCTACATTATCATATAATGAATAAACTTCTGCTAGTAATGTTGTTGATGCTATAGCTGAAAATGTATTAGCAAGATCTACTATAAACTTGGCATTAAATATTCTTAGTGTACAAGCCGCTTGTAGATTAAGAATTATATTATTAAGAGCTCCTGCATTAACTAGCTTACAGTTATTAATATCTATTTGTGGAGTTAATGTAGTTACCGCAGGTACAACAAGAATTTGATTACCTATACTTCTAGTATCAGCATACAGTTTTAATTTGCCATCTCTTATATAATAGCAAGAAGCAAAATCTGATACATAAGTATTAGAATCATGGATAATATTACCTTTGATTATAGCTTGTGATGCATCACCTCTTGAAACATAAGCACTTACACCTATAAGATTCATTGTGGCATCTATCTCTACAAAACTTTGTGAAGTATCATGAGAAACAATAGCTGTTGGAGCACTTACTCCAGCATAGTTTTCTGCAAAGTAATTACCTGTTACAAAGTATTTATTTTTAGGTGAACCATAGTCTAACTTTATAAGAGAGTGACCACTCTTTGAACTAATGTTAGTACTACCAAAGTTAAATCTAGATGTTGTATCAAATCCTGTAACAGCACCAGCACCAAGATTAGTAAACCAAAAATCTCCCATAGGATCAACTACAGGTTGTGCAATTCTTTCCAAGGTTGTTACATCAACATTTACATTATAGTTTAATGCTAAAAAAGCAAAGTATGTACCTTGTATATCTAAGTAATTTGCTTTTAGTGTAAAGTAACATGGTTGACTATAGTCTAGATGATCTAGAAAAAATGGTATATCTTCAAATGCATACAACTCATTACACTCTATGTTTATATTAGCAGTTATACAAAATGTTGTTTTAAAGACTGCACCAGATAAAATATATATATCAGCATTACCTTTAATAGTAAGAGCTGTAAAAATTGATCCTGTTTGTGGTCCTCTAAATATTAATGTACAATTCCATGCATAAATAGTCAGCTGTTTATCTAGAAGATTGTTTAGAATAGTATAAGTTCCTCCTAGTACCCAAAGAGTATCTCCGGTATTAGCATTAGCTACAGCATTATTAATAGTCTGAAAGGGTTTGTTAAAGTCATAGTTGCCAGCAGCTGCTGCTGAAGCATCATCACCAAAAACTGAATCTACTACTATTATGTTCTTATTACTAACACTGTTTCCAGCAATTTCACTAAGAGCAAGTGCATAATTCTTATAGCTTGTACCATCTCCTTTAGATTTATTGGTGCCGTTTTGGTATACACCAACTACAATATAATCATTAGTAGGATCTAATAAGTCTGTTCTTTTTACTACTCTTTTCTGAGCTATTAGAGATTCAATTGTTGTGTCTTCCATGTTATATTACATTTAATGTGTTAGCACCATCAATCATCAATACTCTATTAAACACAGTTAGTGTAGATACAGTAGGAGTTGTTGGTATGATTTTGAATTTTACTTTAATTACTTTATTGGCTGGTAAACTATCTACTTGCCAGATTATACTTGTTCTATAGATACCTGTATTATTTGGAGACTCTATCACCTCGGTAGGAAGTATATCTACTCCATCAATATTTAAAATGAATTCAGCTGAAGATCCTAGATCTGAAAGTTGATAGCTAGCTGAAAAATGTATTTGATAATTTCCAAGTGCTCCCGGTGTTGGGCCACCTAACTCTTGAGTTGTAAGAGTCATAAAAGGTACATCTATATATGTACTTAATAATGTTTGGAATGTTGTGTTTGAATTTGCTTTTTGTTTATCTACAAAATTTATTTGTCCAAGGATATCAGAAGCCTTTACTAAATATAAAGGATAGTCAGTCCATTGATACTCCCTGCGTCTATTATCATAATGACCAAGAACAAAATAATCCTTGTCTCTATTGATATCTGCTAAGTTAATTATCTGACCTCTTGCTTTTAGAGCATCCCAACTTATTGGATCCATGTTTTATACTTTATAAATAAAGTACTAATATACATATTATTATTATAACAAAATAAAAAATCCTCAAAAATTTCTTAATGAGGATCTTTTACTGTTTTCCCTAAAAACATATCAATAGAACAAGCCTTTAAAGTTAGGCTTTATTTTTTACAATACACAAATAATATCCGGTTCGCGCATAATTAAATATTCTTTTTCTTCCCATTCAAAAATGATTCCTGAGTGCTGACCATATTGAACAAGATCTCCTACTTTAACATCAGCTGAAACCTTCTCTCCTATGGCCATTACTTTTCCACGAGTGGAAGGAGGCAGTTCTTTTTTCATAGTAATTAATCCGGAGGCTCTTACCTCTTCTGTCTCTTGATCTGTTGGTGAAATGATCACCCTGTTAGCTAATGGTTTTACTTTCATATTGTTGGTTTATTTATAGGTGCAAAGATATCACTTATTTCCACTCAACCTAACTTCTCTTTCCTTATATACCAGATAATCAATAATACCATTTCTGCCGGTGAGATACTTCTTACCTTCCATCTCTATAGAATAGATCCCTTCCGGAATCTCAAGCTCTAGCTTTTCGCGGAGCAATACTTCCCATTCTTCCATATATTAAAGATACATATATATAAGAACAAAAACAAGATCTTGTAGGGTATATAGGAAATGGTATGGCAAATATACTATATGTACCAGGGGGTGGGGTCATCAATAACAAGCCCCCGGGGTATCACAACTTCCCCCCTACCCCCCATGTTTTGTGTGCTTGGTTTTGGATTCAGGGTAGAAAACAAAAAACTTCAAGCTAGATCTTATCTCTTCATCTATCTTAAAACTTAAAACTTATGGTAACACTGTGTGTCTCTGGTCACATCCTCTCATGGAAGAAGGAAGACCAACAAAGCAACCTCAATCATTTAATGACTAGACTACATGCTCTCTTTGTATGTATAGCAGTTGATTGTATTTACATTGTACCAATGTGCTTATAGCATGTTGGTACATAGAGAACATATCTCTTCATTGTTCTTAACAATTAAAAACTAAACATATGAGCAAAAGAATTAAAGATGCTGTCTTCTCAACTAAGTTTGTAAACAGCGCAGGTGAAACTAAGTTTAACAATACTAAGATCGGTAGTGTTATTAAATGTGATAACGGAAGCGTTATGCTTATGCTAGACTTCATTCCAACAGACCTTAGCAAAGGTGTTATAATGTTGTTTGACATAGTAGTAAAAGAACAGGCTTTATAGCTTGTTCTTTTCTTTTTAGGGTAAGTATCTCTTTATTGGCTCTAAACTATATATTATGGATACAACAACAGTATTAGAAATCATTAAGATGCTTGATAGGCAGATTAATGTGTACGGTGGAATTAGTGGCAATGACTGTGACAATGACTATTCCCAAGGAAGAGTTGATGTTTGTACAGAACTAAGAAACCATCTTCAATCCTTCATTGAAGGACAAGTCAGTGCAATAGAGAATAGTACAGGGGAATAACCTGTACTTTTTCTTTGAGCAGTCAGGATTGTTGGGTCTTTGTATCTCTTCATTAACCTTAAATATTATATGATACACTTCAAACCAATGCCCGTAAAAACAGTTGAGTCAGCTCCTGTTAAAATGAAACTAATCAATGTGCCTAAAGCTCCACGCTTAGTACTTAGTCCTTGTGGAACAATTGTTCCTATAGAAGACATACTTGATTATGACTTTGATAAAAGAACAGGCTTTTAGTCTGTTCTCTTTTTGTTATATATCTCTCTATTGTACTTAAAGGACTTTGACCCAATTCAAACAAAGGCAAAGCATAAGCACCGTAAGGACAACGGTGCTTCCCTTTTTAACTTTTAATCTTATATATTATGGACACAGCAACAGTAATTAAAATCATTGAAATGATTAATAGGCAACTTGATATGATTAATGGTTATGCTTTGAACAACAAAGGTGGACTAACCGAAGCAGAAGCAATCAGTGCTATTGCAGGTAGAAACACTCTTGTACAATTGAGAGACCACCTTCAAGACTACATTGAAAGTCAGCTCAATGCAGCAGAGAATAGTACACCTGAATAGGGTGTGCTTATTCTTTGTGCTTAAGTATCTCATTAACTAACTTAAAACCAATATATTATGTATCAAGTATATAAAGTGATGAGACTGAACTTCAGTGCTTATCTTGCCTTAGTAGGCACATTTACAGATGAAACTTTAGCCAAACAAAAAGCTGTACAGCTCAAGGGTTTGGTTAAAAGAAATGGTCAAATATGGTTTGACTGCAGGGTATAAGTTCTTTGAAGACTTAGGTATACACAGGGGATAGCAATAGCTACCTCTGTGTATTCTTTCTAAAGAACAGTATCTCTTTATTGTATTTGTATGGATATTCAAGATCAAGCGATGCTTAAGTGTATTGAGCACGAAGAACTAAAGGCATTAGATGCTTTTGGTAAATGGTACAAGATTGTAGAAGACACACGTAATGTATGTTGTGTTGATGAAGAATTTGTAGCCGCTGAAGAAGAGCTTAGAGAAGCTCGTACTACTCTTATCTTTTGGATGAAAGAAAGACAGAAGTTTAAACCTTATGCTATGACTGCATAAGGTTTAACTTTTGAGTATTGTTGTTATTTGTATCTCTTTATTGGTTATGTTATTTATTTGCCACGTTGTAGGCATTCTGTTTGTTAAGGCAGAGCTCTCAGTTGAGAGTGTATACAAAACCGTTGTTATGTTAGTACCCAAATCACTTGGGGAGGTGCATAGCTAGTGTACGGGATAGGACAAAGACTTTGGCGAGTCTCAAAACTATCAGTGGTATTGTTAAAGAGTTCTTGTGCCAACAAGAATGTAGTTGACAATATATCAGGGCTGATTATGGTACCCCTGAAAGACGATGAACCTCACTCTAACTAGAGTCGGACAAGTTATCCATTACTACACTGTCTGTAGTGCCAATTAGCTAATGCTTCACCGCTTAGCTGACCCGCAAGGGATATGTGATACAATGTGCCGACATTGTATTGTGTATATTTCTAACAGTAAGAGACTTATAACCTCTTGTTGAAGGGAATAGAAGGGCTATGTAGTTAATCAGTTTAATTATCCTGTCGATGATAATTTGGCAAAGCATATGAACATACCTTCTCGGTGTGGTTTACAGCTCAAGCAATTGAGAGCATATGTTGGCAATGGGGAGAACTTGTAATACCCGTTCCTAAATTAAGCATTGTACAATCAGGGCTCAATGCTAAAGTACATACGGTAAAGCCTATAACTAAGAGCCTATTGGCTCTGTGTGTATTGTTGTTATTGTTATCTTGTTGTTTTTTGTATCTCTTTATTGATTTTGTATGTAATGTTGCATACACTAAAAACAACTCAAAATGGAAAAGAAAGTAACAATTCAAATCAGCAATCCTAATCCTTACAAGAGTAAGAAAACAGGAACAGAAATGGTAGCTTATACTGTAACAGGCCAAGGTGCTGAACAGTATAAAGCAGAACAGTTATCTATTGGTGTAGATAGCTCTGATGATAGTGGTAATCCACTAATGCACTTCACCTTTGACGCAAGTATTAAGTACGGTGTTGAGGCTGAATTAGTTAATGCTGTAACCTCGGAAGGCGAGAGCATTTGGTTCATTGACAATGATGAAGCAAAGCAACTTGAGAAAGTGCTTAACGGTACAGGAACTAATGCAACTGTACGTGGTATCTTAGCAGAGAAAGAAACACAAAGAGTATTAAACTACTTGAGCGTGTTGTCTTCTAACCGTGCTAAGAACATTGCTAAATTACAAGCTAAAGGTACAGAATCTTTCGCTACTGTAAAGAATAGCAAGTAGTAGGGACATAAATAAGTAAGGGCTAATAGCTCTTACTTATTTTTTTTTTATTAAGTTACTACTTTGGCCAGTAGGTATCCTATTAGAAATTGAGTGTGACTTTTAGTAAGAGATTGGTAACCAATAAGTTAATAATTTAGTGCCCATTGATGGTCTCATTTCTCTATATATAGAACAAGACACAGAGTTTAGACTCACAGACGGTGGCCAGTAGTAGTTAACTTGTTGGTTTATTCTAAATTAATTGAGGATATTCCTTTAACTGAGTGCAGCTAACAACCTCATACACATATTAATACCTTGAACAAAACATAGATTTTGGCCATAAAGCTTGGAATCGCATAATATGGCTATAAGCACTAGACTACTATGCCTATACTAACCCTATAAGCTTCTATATATCTATTACTACTATATATGGTAAGTAGAAAGAATCCGCAACTTTGAAATTATTGGTAGCATGAAAAGGAAGCTTGACCTCTTCCAAAAGAAAGACTAACACCTACCCTTGAGTACAAGGATAAGGCTTAGTAATCGGTCTCATGCTATCTCATATTATATACAAAGGTCTACCTAGGAAGAGACCATGAAGAATGTATGAACTAATCATCTTCTTCACCTGAGCACATAGTTATGCACTATCCCTGCTC